CGAAAACCTGTGCGTGGTCAACGACGCCGGCCTGCACGACTGGCACGCCGCATGGATCGACCAGAAGGTACGCGAGCATGCGCTCGACCAAAGCGGAAGTCCTGAAGCGGGTTGAGGAAGTGTTCAAGCTCCGCCTGGGAGGCGCGGAGTTCGCCGACATACGGGAGTATGCGGCAGCGCCGGAGCAGGCCTGGGGCGTCAGCGACACCCAGCTGTGGCGCTACGTCGCCGCCGCGGATCGGCTCGTCAAGGAGCGCTTCGACGCCAGGGCCGAGCACCTGCTGGCCCGCCACCTGCTGCAGCGGAGGCTGCTGTACGCGCACGCGCTGGGGGCGGGCGACTTCTCCACCGCCCTGCGCATCCTCGACAGCGAGGCCAAGCTGGAAGGGCTGTTCCCCGCCGAGCGCCACGAGCACACCGGCAAGAGGGGCGGCATGGTGCAGCTGCACATCGTCGAGGAGGTGATCCACCTCCCCGCCCCTGCCGCGCTGAACGTCATCGAGGAGGTTGTTTCCAATGACCGCGGCAACGGAACCCCCCCGGAAGGTCCAACTTCACGAGGCCCAACGGGACTTCCTCCGCAGTGAGGCCGTCTTCCGCGCCTTCTGCGGCGGCATCGGCAGCGGCAAGAGCTGGGCCGGCGCCTACGACCTGGCGCGGCGCACCAAGGATGGCCGCCTGTACATGGTCTGCGCCCCCACCTACAGCATGCTCTCCGATGCGACCTTCCGCATGTTCCTGCAAGTGGCCGGCGAGGACCTAGGTATCATCAACCCCGGCGACGTCAAGCGCTCCGCCCCGCCGTCCATCCTCCTGCGGACCGGCGCCGAGGTGCTCTTCCGCTCCGCCGACGAGCCCGACCGCCTGCGCGGCCCCAACCTGTCCGGCGTCTGGCTGGACGAGGCCAGCTTGATGCCGGTGGACGCCTTCACCGTGGCCATCGGCCGGTTGCGGGAGGCCGGCGAGCAAGGGTGGCTCACGGCAACCTTCACCCCCAAGGGCCGCCAGCACTGGACGTATGAGACGTTTGCCACCGGCCGGCCGAATACGGCTCTTTTCACCTGCCGGACGTCCGACAACCCCTTCCTGCCCGCCGCCTTCGAGGCCACCGTTCGGGCTCAGTACACCTCCGCCCTCGCGGCGCAAGAACTGGAAGGCCAGTTCATCGACGCCGGCGGCGCCCTGTTCCGGCGCCACTGGTTCCCCCTGGTGGACCGGGCCCCGCCGCTGGTGGCCAGGGTCCGCGCCTGGGACCTGGCATCGACCCCGAAGGACGAGGCCACCGCCCGGGACCCCGATTACACCGCCGGGGTACTCATGGGCAAGGCGGCCGACAGGACGCTCTACGTCCTGGACGTGCGGCGGCTGCGCGGCACGCCGCAGCAAGTCGAGGCGCTGGTGCGGCAGACCGCGCAGGCGGACGGCCGCGGGACGGCCATCGTCATGGAGCAGGAGCCGGGTTCCGCCGGGAAGGTCGTCACCGACCACTACCTGCGCCTGTTGCAAGGCTATACCTTCCACGGCAAGCGATCGACCGGCAGCAAGGCCGACCGCGCGCAGCCCCTGGCGGCGCAGGCGGAGGGCGGCGCGGTCCGGCTGCTGCGGGGCCCCTGGAACAAGGACTTTCTCGACGAGGTGGAGCTGTTCCCCTTCGGGGCCCACGACGACGCCGTGGACGCCGCCAGCCTGGCCTTGGCCCAGCTGGCGTGGGCCCCGTCCGGCGAGCCGCAGGGGCCGTGCGTGCTGACGGAGGGCCGGGCGGACCCGTTCGGCTGTGCCTACCCGGCCCCCCGGGGCCGAACCGGGGCGTTGGGGTACGGCGCGGAGGGTGGCCCGCCCGGCGGCTGGTGAGGAGGGGCGCGCTAGGGTTCGATTCGGAGGAGGGGCCTGCCGCCGTCATTGGCCCCCGATTGCGCGTTGTCCTCTTTCACCAGTTCTGCGTTGCAACCGCGTTCACGGGCTCTTCCGCCTCGATGGCCTCCTCGGGCGGGATGACCATGTGCAGACGTGCCACCGTCTCCTTGGCGAGTTTCTGGACCGCTTTATACAGTGGTGTCGTCGAGCTGCCGCCCAAGGGGTGGGCTCCCAGCACCAGCGGTGGCGTGACCGGCTTGCCCGTCCGCCAGTCCCAGGCGCGGGCGGTCTCGTCGTCGCTCACCGACAGCACCCAGCGCCCGTCCGGCGTGAAGGTCGGGGTGGTAGGATACGCTCCGCGGCTCGGAAGGGAGCGCCGCCCGCCAGATTTTTCGGGGGTGACGCCGCGGCCGAGAAGGACCCGAAGAAGGTGAAGCTGGGGGAGCGGATTCGAGAGCTGCGCGAGGGGGCGGGACTGACCCGGGAGCAGATGGTGGCCGCCGCCGCCGTCTCCCTCTGGGCCGTGGTCCAGTGGGAGCTGGGGGAGCGCGAGCCGGGTTGGTTCAACATCCTCGCCCTGGCGGAAGCGCTGGGCACCGACTGCACCGCCTTCACCCAGGCGCCGGCCGAGCCGCCGGCGGGGCCGGGCCGGCCGCGGAAGGAGCTGGACGCGGCACCGGCACCGAAGCGGCCGAGGGGCCGGCCGCCAAAGGGCGGGTGAGGGCGCTAGGGGGGTTGGCGCCAACGCCTGCCGATGTTGCTTCGAGGCCGCCGGCTGTGGACAATGTGGCATGGGAAGGCCCCGCGCTGCGTCAACAGCCGGGGCCGCGGAACCCACTGTCAAGGAGTAGGTCCATGAGTAATTCTAGCAACCAGCCCCCGCCCACTCCTCCTCGTCAACTGTGCAACCGCAGCCCGCTGCAAGCCTTTACGATGTTGCGCGATCGAGTTGCCGAAGCCCTGAACCTCGTCTGTGTGATCCACGAGCAGGCACTGGCTGCGTCCCCGGATGAGAGGTTGGCGAACGTTGCTGGCGCAAATCATGGGTTGCTTCGTCAAGCCATCGTCGAGGCCCAGGCGATTTGGAACAACACCCCCATAGCCCGGTTTCTGGACCGTCCTGAAGGACCCGTCTACCTCAACCCTGAAGGCCGGCAAAGACTCGGAGAAGCGAGCGGTTCTTGCTATCACGACCTGGCGCTCGGAGTCGCCGTCTGCACATTGAAGGGTATCCTGGACGGCCTAACGGCACGCGACTTCACACGAATGATGCGGTTCCGGACCGCCGCGGGCGATCACGTTACCCAACACATTAGCTCGCTGATATCGCATGTACGTTGTGAGTGTCAGCGTGGGATCGAACGATTTAGCGCGGAAAAGCGGGGAAGAGCCGTTGCCCAAGACGGGGCATCCGATGACGATTCGTTGGCCCCGGAACCGGCCGGCGACGAGGCGGGGACCGGGGGGGCCGAAGGGGGCGGGCGCACCAGCGGTCAGGGTGGAGCAGGGCCCCCGAAGAAGAGAACAACGAAGAAGCTCTTGGAAGCAAGCCGGAAGGAAACCGACAAGCTGAAGCTGCAAGTCTACACCTACATTGTCGAGCAGCATACCTCCGGCAAGAAGCCTGCTGCAATCCTCGCCGCCTTGAAAGCCGACCGGGATCGCAAGGACCAGGTCGCGAAGGCCGGGCTGACCCTCGACAGGAGCATGGTAAGGGCCGCCCTCAACCGCCTCGGCCAGCGCGAGCGCGACGCGCGCAAGAAGCAAGAATCCACCCCGGTGTGAGAATCTTGCCGAAATCCTGCCATCCCCCGTTTAGCCCAGATTTCTCGGGACATTTCGAGTCAAGATTCGCAAGACGGCGCGCAAGAATTCGCGGGCCGGAAATCTTGCGCGCGCTGCGGCGTCAGGGATTGCGTCGGCGGGCACGGTGCTCGCCACCGACTGACACCCGGAGGTATCCACCATGCCCGACACCTTGACCGCGGCCGCGCCCGACGAGCCGCCGGCCGGCGCGCCGGCCCCGTCTCTGCCCGTGATTCTGGAACGGCTGCGCGACACCGCCGCCACACTACCGGCCCCGCCGCCGACCGCGCCGGCGACGTACACCGTGGCCGACCTCGCCCGCCTCACTCAGTGCAGCGAAAGGCACATCTGGCGATTGGCTGACCTCGACTTGATCCCCGGCAAGTTGCGATTAGGGCGCCTGGTGCGCTTCCACAAGCCGACCGTCGATGCCTGGCTCGCCTCCGGAGCCCCCTCGAATCGGCGGGCGCGCCGATGATTGGCCCCGCCCCTACCGGCGGACGGTGGGGAGGGGGTGACGTTGTGACCATTACCCCCTCACGCACCGCAGCTGTGCCACGTTGGCACAATCGCCCTTTCCCTGGCTTACGAGTCAGGCGCCTGGCCGCGCTGGCTCGCCTCTTAGGAGAGTCCTTTCATGAGAGAACGGAAGAAACTCAGTGATATTCTACGCGGTGGCGGCGGTGGCGCCGACTGGCTGAACAACGGCAACGGGGACGGCTGGGGCGACATCCCACCGGCACCGGAGCGGGGTCCGGTCCCGTCCGGCCGTTACGTCGCCTACGTCGTTGATGGGGCCCTCTTCAAATCCAAGGAGAAAAAAACACCCGGCTACAAAATGACTTTTGAGATTATCGAAGGTGGATTTAAAGGCCGTCGCTGCTGGTACGAGATCTGGCTTACCGATAATAACAAGGCGAACGCCGTCCGCGACCTGCTCAAGCTGGGCATCAAGTGCCCGGCGCAGCTGGAGCAACCGCTGCCGCGGGGCATCCGATGCAACATTCGCGTCGTCCTGCGCCGTTCCCCGGATGGGGCCGAGTTCAACGAATTGAAGGAGTTTCAGGTTGTCGGCATCGACCCGCCGCAGCTCGACGCCTTCACCCCCGGCACCGGACCCGGGGACCCGCAGCCGGCCGGCGGGCCCTCGACCCAGGGAGGGGCGACGCCGTGACAACCACCTTCCCCTTCGGCTTCCGGGTCCTGGGGGCGGTGACGGGCGACAGGCGGCTTGTCGATTGGCAAGCCGCCTTCGCGGCCTACGCCGCCGTGGACTCGCGCTGCGAGCCCGACCGCGAATCCTACTTGTCCAGTTTCACTTACGGCCCCGACCTCCATGCACGGGCCGATTCCTGGGGCATCATCTCCACAGCGGACTTCGAGGGGCCTTGCTGGACTCCCTGGCTTTGGATCGACGTTGACCGGGCCGGGGACCTCGACCTGGCGCTACAGGAAACCCGCCGACTGGCCCTGTTCCTCGATGGGCGTTACCAGTTGCAGAGCGAGGACGACCTGCTAATTTTCCTGTCGGGCGGCAAGGGCTTTCACGCCGGCCTACCCACCTCGCTCTGGTGTCCCGAGTCGTCCGCGGACTTTCACGACGTCGCCCGTCGGTTCGCCGCCCGACTGGCAGAGCTGGCCGGCCTGGGCGTCTACAACTCGAAACGCGGCTACCGGATCGACGAGGGGGCATACCTCAAGGTTCAGCTCTTCAGGGCGCCCAACTCGCGGCACCCCAAGAGTGGACTGCACAAGCGGCGCCTGAGCTTCGATGAGCTGATGAACCTGTCGGCGGAGCGGATCTTGCAGCTCGCCCAGGGTCCTGAGCCATTCGACATCCCGACGCCTGGTAACCGCAGCGACCAGGCCGCCCGGGACTGGGCCGAAGCGGTGGCCGCGGTCAGGAAGGAATCCGCCGGCCGGCAACGATGCCAGGCCGCAGGCGACGGCAAGCCGACCCTCAACCGGGGGACGCGGGAGTTCATCTGCCGAGGGGCCGAGGAAGGGGACCGCCACCGGCTGCTGTTCTCGGCCGCCGCGAACCTGGGCGAGTTCCCCTCCGTCGAGGCCCTCGCCTATGCCCTCCTGCGCGAGCCCGGCCTGGACTCCGGCCTGCCACCCTCCGACGTTGATAGGCAGATTCGGTGCGGGCTGGAGCATGCCCGCAAGGGGACAGGGGGCGCCGGTGAGCCGACGCCGCCGGCTGACCTTCCGGCCGGACAGCAAGACGTTCGTGCTGCCCTTGCTGCTGCCTGGGCCACGCAGGCGGCGCAGGCCGCGCCGACCGCGCCGACACCTTCGGCTGCCCCCCCGCCACCGGGGCCGCCTCCCGGGACCGAGCCGTCTGGGCAACTGGCCGGGGACGTTCAGGCCCAGCTCGCCGCGCTCTGGTCGGAGGCCGACGGCGCCGAAGCGGCCTTGGAGCTGGCCGAGGAACGCGAAGCCATTGAGGCCACCGGCGGCCGCCCTGATCCGCCATCCCCGCCGGCCGGGGTCGGATTCATCTACCGGGACGCGGGCGGCCGGTCGTGCGAACGCGCCCCCTCAACCATGTGGTCCTAGGAGGGGGCGCCGCGCTGGTATCACGTTGCGGACTTCCCGCTGCCCTGAGCCTTATCGAGGAATCCCCCGTGTCCGACGCTTGCTTCCTCTGCGCCACCGAAGCCCTGTCCGGTTGGCGTGACGACATCCTCAAGAGCAGGGCGCCGGTCCTCTTCCCCGTGGGCAAGGGCGAGCTGGCCCGGTTAGAAATCGGCCCAGGGCTGGTGACGCTGGTGGGAGGTGCCCCGGGGGCCGGAAAAACGGCGTTCACGATGCAGATGGTCCTCGACGCCTTGCGGCTGACGGACGACCTGCGGGCGCTGGTGGCAAACGTCGAGATGCCGCCCGGCATCCTCCTCGACCGGCAGCTCGCCCGGCTGGCGGGGATCGACGCCACCCGGATCCGCCACCGCCGGCTCGGCCCCGAACACGCCGAGCGAATCGACCAGGCCCTGCACACCTTGGAACCGCTCGCCGAGCGCCTGGCATTCCTCC